TAATATTAAACGAGCATTGTATAATGACATGCTCGGTGATCCAAACAGAACACCAGCAAGTGCAACAGAAATTGCAGAAAGAATGGCTGACTTATCAAGAAGAATTGGTTCTGCGTTTGGACGATTACAAGCTGAGTTAGTTACACCAGTATTACAAAGAGTTGTTCATATCTTAAAGAAACAAGGGCGAATAGAACTACCAACAATCAATGGCAGAGAAGTTAAAGTAAGATCTGTATCTCCATTGGCACAAGCACAATCACAGCAAGACATTGTATCAGTTGATCGTTTCCTTGAACTGGTAGGTGGAAGATTTGGACCACAAATGATTAACCTACTCATTGATAGTGAAGAAGCGTCAATCTATCTTGCAAGGAAGTTTGGTGTTCCAGATAATCTTATCAGGGATAAAGCAAGTCGTGATGAGATCATCCAGCTTACAGCACAGATGGCTCAACAACAGCAAATGCAACAACAAGGCATGATGGAGCAAGAAGAATAATGGCAACAGCATTATGGCAAAGAAAAGAAGGCAAGAACCCTAAAGGTGGATTAAATGCCAAAGGTCGTGCTTCTTATAAAAAACAAACTGGTGGTACATTAAAGCCCCCAGTTAAAAAAGGCGACAACCCAAGACGAGCAAGTTTCCTTGCACGAATGGGTAATATGCGAGGACCAGAAAAAGATTCTAAAGGAAAACCCACACGTCTTTTATTAAGTTTACAAGCATGGGGAGCATCGAGTAAGTCAGATGCAAAAGCTAAAGCAAAAGCTATTTCAAACAGAAATAAACAAAAAAAATAATGTCGCTTTATAAAAATATAAACGCTAGGAAAAAAGCTGGTACTTCAAGAAGTAAAAAGAATACAACGATATCTGCCAAGGCTTACAAAAACATGAAAGCTGGGTTTCCTAAAAAAAGGAAAAAAACATGACAGAAAAAAAATACATTGCCATTGATGGCTACAACCGAAAAAAAGAAGATGATGAAATGATTTCAGATTCTATTGGTTCTTGTTTCTCAACACCAGTTGGTCAACAAGTATTAACCTATTTAAAAAGCATTACAATTAATACAGTTAGTGGTCCTGATATATCAGACCAAAAGTTAAGACATTTGGAAGGACAGAGATATATTGTCGGTTTGATTGAGAGAAGAATGGTACACAATCACGGAGTAAAACAAAATGGAAGAAGCGACGATAACACAACCAAGCGAAGAAGCGACCAACTCTTCACCAGCAAGACCTGAATGGTTACCTCAAAAGTTTGAAAACCCTGAAGCATTTGCAAAAAGCTATGGTGAACTTGAAAGTAAGATTGGTCAAAGGGAAGAAGATTTAAGAACTTCTATTAATAAACAAATTCAAGATGACTTTCATAAGAACAGACCAGCATCAGTTGGTGAATATAAAATACCAGAAAGCATTGATGAATCATTAGCCAATGATAACGAACTCTTTAAATGGTGGGCTGACCATGCATATGAACAAGGATTTAATCAGGAACAATTTGAAAATGGCATCAACCAGTATGCACAGTTTTTTGATGCAATGGGCCCTGATCTTGAAGCAGAAAAAGGAAAGCTGGGTGATAATGCCGAAGCAAGGCTTGAAGCTGTAAGTGCATGGACACATAAAACTTTTACTGAAGAAGAACTTCCAGCCGTACAACAACTTGGTTCAACAGCCGAAGGTGTTGCTGTCTTAGAAAAGATAATGGAAATGCAGAAAGGAACTTCTTTTAATAGCGAAGGTACTCAACCAGCATCTATTTCTCAGGAAGATTTAGATGGAATGATGCGTGATCCTCGTTACTGGAAACCTGGTGAAAGAGATCAAAACTTTGTAGATAAGGTTACACAAGGTTTTAATAAACTTTATGGCTCGTGAATTTATTGCATCTATCGGTAAGATAGATATTGTTAAATCAATATCTGATGATGCAGAATTTCTTCATAACAATTTAAGACCCCAAGATGTCAGGGAATGCCTTATACATGGAGTTACTCCTCATAGGGCATTACATATGCCACTCTATGACAAAAGGTGCAGAACCTATACTGCTCTTGTCGACGACACGCCAATCTGTATGTTTGGAACTATGGGTCACGATCAAGAAGAGAATGGTTCAATATGGATGCTTGGTTCATCGCTTATAGAAAAACATTATTTTAGTTTTTTAAAAGCATCTCTTGAGATGATTGAATTGATGCAAAGCCAGTATGAAGTATTGGAAAATGTTGTACCAGCCGACCATACTAAAACTATTTCATGGCTTGGATGGCTTGGTTTTGTATTTCATCGAGAGCCAGTAATTGTAAATAGTTATGCTTGTTTACGTTTTGTGCGTTGTCAAGATCAAGTAGAAGTGCAAATGCTTACTTCGTAATGACCCAATTTGTCTGCTGAACGACCTTGCAAAAGACAATCGTATTGAAGTGAACATTGGACAATCATCTGCAAACTGAAAATTAACTTTTAATAAGGAGAATATTTATGGCTAATTCCATAGATACTGCTTTTATAAGACAGTTTGAATCTGAAGTTCACCTTGCATATCAGCGTATGGGTTCTAAAATTAGAAATACTGTACGAACTGTAGCTAATGTAAGAGGAAGCACTTGTCGTTTCCAAAAGATTGCTAAAGGTTCTGCGTCTACTAAAAGTAGAAATGGGTCCGTCACACCGATGGATCTTGTCCATACAACTGTTGATGTTACAATGGCAGATTATTATTCAGCCGAGTACATTGATAAGTTGGATGAAATCAAAACTAACATAGATGAACGTCAGGCTATCGCTAAATCTGAAGCTGGTGCTTTAGGTAGAAAGACTGATGAAATCTTAATCACAGCTATGGATAGTGGTGCTAATTCAACTCAAATCCATGATACAAGTTCTGCTCTTGAAAAGGCAGATGTTCTATCATTGTTTGAAACATTTGGCGTTGCTGATATTCCAGAAGATGGTGGCAGATTTGTTGCTATGAATCCAAAAGGATTTGCTGATCTATTTGCTATCAATGAGTTTGCAAGTGCTGATTATGTTGGCGATGCAAATTTACCTTATGCTGGTGGCATGACTGCAAAGAACTTCTTAGGATTTATGTTCTATTCTACTTCTGCCGTTACTGCTGGTAAAAACATGGCTTATCACAATTCTGCTGTAGGTCTTGGCATTGGTGCTGATGTTTCAACAGAATTAAATTATGTACCTGAAAAGGTCGCTCACCTTGCAACATCGATGATGTCAATGGGTGCCACTGTCATTGATGACAATGGTGTCTATGAAGTCCTCGATAATAACTCATAGGAGATATTTATATGGCTTTTTCTTCAAGCGGATTGCATCGTGTTCCAGTAGGAAGTGGTGTAGGTTTTTGGTTCTACCAAACAACAGATGCTATTGCGACTGTGAACACTGCAAATTATTTTAATGATGCAGCAAATATGTTAGGTGTTCGTGACTTGATTGTTGTTCAAGACACAAACGTACCAACTACTAACTTTGTAACAGTGCTATCAAATAACGGAACAGCCGTCGACGTTTCAGACGGAACTGCTGTTGCTGAAACAGATGGCGACTAAATAACATGGCTACATCAACATCAGCAACCTCTCCCATTGACGTATGTACTAGGTCGCTGGTGTTGATTGGCGCACAACCAATGACATCTTTTGATGATGGATCAAATGAAGCATTGGTAGCTGTTAATCTTTATGAAGATACAGCACAAGCATCTCTTGTAAATACTCGGTGGAGATTTGCTGTTAATCAGGCAGTCGGTAATAGATTATCTGATGCACCTACTGGTCGTTGGGAAGCTGGTTATTCAGTACCTTCAGACTCATTAATGATAAATACAGTTACAATTAATGATCGACCAATCGATTATCAGATCTATGGTAATTATATTTTTAACAATGCAACTGTAAATGATGAAGTTGTCATTGATTATAATTTCAGACAAGACGAAAGCAAATGGCCTTCGTACTTTACTCAGGCAGTAGTCTATGAACTGGCTGGGCATTTTGCTCTGGCTCTTGCACGAAATGATGCGATGTCAAATAACATGTTTGAAAAAGCTAGATTCTTTATGCAGAAAGCAAGGACCCTCGATAGTCAGCAACAGACTACATTACGATTATCAACTAATCGTTTTGTTACTTCAAGAAGGACAACTGGCACATTATCGAGTAATGTCTAATGGCTCTTATTCGTGTTCCTCTCAACAACTTTGAAAGAGGTGAAGTATCACCTTCAATGACATCAAGGACTGATTTGAATGTTTATGTTCAGTCAGCAGAGAAAGTCAGGAACTTTTTCCTAATGGCAGAGGGTGGCGTTCGTCGTCGACCAGGTACTGAATTTATTTATAAGTGGAGTTCGATCTCTGTTGACAATTCAAAGAGAATACAAATACGCATTGAACCTTTTTCTTTTTCAGATGATGAAAGATATATTGTTGCCTTTAGTGCCGGTCAACTTGATTTCTTTCGTATTGTTGCATCTACTGGTGCAATCTCACATATACAAACCTTAACACAAGATACTGACAGTACAACATTACCTTGGACAGTTAGCACAATAGAAGCAACTACCTTTGCACAATCGGCTGATAATATGTTTGTCTGTCATTCATCGCATATACCCATGCGAATTATCAGAACTGGTCTAACAGCATTTGAAGTGCGTAAATATGTTTTTGATACAACCACTGCTGACGATCAAACTTATCAACCTTACTTTTCTTTTCAGGCAAGTGGAGTAACCTTAACACCACAAGCCACCTCTGGAACTGGCAAGACAATGACGACGTCAGCGGACTACTGGACTTCTGACCATGTCGGTGAAATTATTCGCTATAAAGGTAATGAAATTCTGATTACTGGCTATACAAGTGCAACTGTTGTTACTGGTACTATTCGCAAAACATTATCTGGTACAACTGCTGATACTGATTGGGATGAACAATGTTATTCAGATGTCAGGGGATTTCCGTCGGCTGTTACATTCCATGAAGATCGTCTGTGGTTTGCTGGAACAACCGATCAACCTGATGCAATCTGGTCATCAAAGGTAGGAGAGTATTTTAATTTTGATGTTGGAAGTGCTGGTGCAAGTGACAGTATCCAGTTTACAATTAGTGCTGGTGAATTTAATACCATCAGGCATTTAACCTCTTCAAGAGATCTGCAAGTCTTTACCAGTACATCTGAATTTTATATTCCCTCTTTTTCAACAACAGCTTTAACACCAACCAATGCTCAGATTAGAAGGCAAACACCTTTTGGAAGTGCATCTGTTAGACCTACACCTTTTGATGGTGCAACAGTGTATGTACAAAAAGGTGGTAAAACTATACGAGAGTTTGTCTTTAGTGATGATGAAAGTGCGTATGTATCAACACCAATATCATTGTTAAGTTCACATCTTGTGAGCGAACCAACACAAATGTCAGCGATGCGTGGTGCGTTATCAAGACCTGAAAGTTATGCTTTTTTTATAAATAATGATGGAACGATTGCTGTGTTTCATTCTATTCGTAATGAGGAAAAAGCTGGATGGACTTTATGGTCGACGTCAGATACTACAACTACTGGTGGGTTTCATTCTATCTGTACTGTTGATGAGAGATTGTTCTGTGTTACTAAACGAGATCTAGGTGGTGGTACAGTAAGGTTTATGCTGGAAGAATTTCTTGACACGGCAACTTTAGATTGCAGTGATGACTTTAGTGGTTCAAGTGGTGTGTTCACAACCAATTCAATTTTTGAAAACAACTGTAAACTTGATGTTGTAACTGGTAATGATTACTTGGGAAATTTTACACAAGGCTCTAATCAGGTAGATGTATCAGCAGTTAACACAACCAGTTCAGCAGAGATAGGATTTGGTTTTACTGCTGTACTGACAACCCTACCGATTGATGCTCAAGTTGAAGGTGGACCTTTAT